GATATCACGCCCACCAATTTCGATTATCAACGTTGTTATAGTGCCTGCAAAATCAAAACCATTTTCATATTCTTGATAACCACTAGCTACACCAGATTCTGATAATATATCTGTACCACTAAATACATTTGTGTTTCCGTTCTTACCTGTAATATGCATGTAGATACGATCTTGTGCATCTCGCTTATCTACTTTGATTGTGTAATTAGTTCTTCCTCCATTTTCTATATCAAGAGAAGATATATCAACTGTATTGACAAAGGTCGTTCCCATCCCCTCCACGCCCATGGCACTTTTGCTATTGCCTGAGCCTGTAATTTGTGCACACTTATCTGTACCTAGATTATAACAGCCACTACCCGATGGCATAGTTGCAGGCCCTTGACCTCCAAAATCTTGATCCATATCACCCTCATATCTAGGCTGTACAAAACCATTATCACCATCTAACAAATCACCTGAGTCTACATTGGTGACTTCAGTTGTTGTCGTTGTTGTTTCTGTCGTTGTTGTTACAGTATATCCATCTGCTTCATATTCTATTGTTTCTGTAATATTTTGATCAATTATCTCTTCGATAGTAGGTGTACAAAGTCCAACTGTATCTGTTGAACAGTCTACAGCCTTACTAGAAAAGGATAGGGAGACCGATATACATAGCCATAGCCAAAAATAAAAACTTTTTGAATTCGCCATCGCTTACACCTTCTTCTACGTTAATCTTTAAAACATCTGTATCTTTAAATACTGTACTGCCTTCTGGTATCATGTTTGGATTTGATTTCCATTTCTCAAGAGCTTCACTTCCGATAGCACCCATATATGGAGGAGGAGTCCCTGCCATAACTAAACTGTCAAAAACACGTGGATCTGTCGCTAACAATGAAATTGAGGCAACTTTAAGGCCACTGGCATAAAGCTGGCGAGAAAGCTTCAAAAGCTGGCACAGCTCGTCGTCCACTACTACGCCTGTAGCGAGACCGAGTATGTTGGTTTGAATTGCACCTGACGTAGCTACCTTACAGATATCAGAATTGTTTACAACAACACTTGGAGCATTTGCCGTAGGTACCGATTTATCCGTCACAACCGTAGAACTGACCGTGTTCGTATCTGCTCCTTTAGCGCTGGTTATTGCACCTACAACTAATATAAAAGTTAAAATAAAAAAAAGTATTCTCATTTAACATTTCCAACGTCTTCTTGCTTGACGTAATCTTGAGTTAGGATCTTTTGCAGCTTTTGGAAACTTTTTCATTTGTCCTGCACTTCTAGCACAAAAAGATTTTCTACGTTTTGCAGCTTTAGATCCTTTTTTAACTTTACCTGTGACTGCTGTTTTTAATTTAGAACCAGGGTTTAAGGCTCTGTATTTTTTAACTCCAGCACGAGTCATTCCCGCCCCAGACTTAGTGGGGCGGAAGTTCTTTTTATTTCTACGTGGTTGTTTATCAGCCATTAGCTTAACGATTCATACCTCTTTATGCATTCAAGCATAATAAACGTAGAATCATTTGCAGTTTGAACAGGTACGGTGATTAAAATATCACCCGTTACACCACTTGATTTAGGATTAGTAATACCTCCAAAAGAGCTAAAATCATAATCCGTATCACCATTTAAAAGTATCGCTGTATCATCAGTGGTTGCATCAAAAGCAATTAAAGCTGAATCATTTTGTGCAGTTGTTGAAATGTTACAGTGAATTTTTTCAATGTCTAAATAAGTGCACGCCTGACCTAATTTATTAGCAGATAAACCAGATGCATCAATAGTGGTTGTTCCACCATTACTGCCATCACTTATGTGATTGTAGCTAAATACAAATCTACGATCCGTATCAACCACAGTTCTAGTTACAGGTGCGTAAGCCATTGTTTACTCCTATCTTTCAATCATGCAAGTTACGTAGTCAACTGTCATTGTTTGAGCAGAAGCTTCACCGTTTTGAATACCAAAAGAAATTGTTAATTCTTCGTCATCAGGTAGGTTAGTTGCTGCAGATTTTAGAGGAACACCATTGTTAATTGAATAATAAACAGCGTCTCTGTTTGCGTCAATAAACCACGATACAGTAATAAATGTATCATCTGCCATTGTAGCAACATCTTCAGTTGTTGTTGCTGTGTTATCTTTTTCAACTTGAAAATCTAGTCCTGCATCGCCATCTGCACTAATGAAGAAAATACCATCTGTTACATCTAATGGTGATGTATCAGTAATATGTAATCCCATTACGAAATCAGATTGATCAACATCATTTACTTTAAATCTTGCTGAAAAGTATGCAGATTTATTTGAAGCTAATTTAAAAGATTCACCTTTTAATTGTAAAAAGTCTAAATCATTATCAGCATTATCATTTGTAATTAATAATTGACCGCCTGCTCCAGATGTAAGTGCTTCACTTGCATCGCCTGAGCCTGCTTCAGTTGTTGTGATCGTCCAATCACCAGAATTGTACGTCATAAAGTCGTTAAAATATCCATAGAAAGTTTGATCTGATGGATAAGGTTGGAACATTGGTTGATCTTTTTTGTACTCGGTAGCATCAGTGTTACCAGCCCATAAGATCATGTTCTGAAAATGAGGGTTTGCCATGTTTATCTCCTTGGTTGTATAGCCCTTGTCATGCAGTCTCTATACACGTCTGCCTAGCCAGTGTGCACGACTATATTAATCTAGGATACTTACAAATAGTATAAAATAAAAAAGGCGCTCTTACAAGCGCCTTCTTTAATCCGGGAGGATCCAGAAAATTTTATGAACCTTGAGATCCGTATACACATCTAGGATCTGAGAAACCAAAGCTGTATCTCTCTCTAGCTTTGTATCTCATGTTTCCTGTATCGAAATCACCTTCCATGCCAGTAGCAAGGGCAGCTCTTACGAAGTGTTTAAATCCATTAGGAGCATCTGTTTTAATAAAGAATGCATCAGTATCTGATAGGTAGTGGTTAACCACGTATCCATCAGGTAACATACCCATGTTTCTCATTGCGTTGATGTCATTGTCAGACGTACCAACTCTAAGAGTAGAGTTTAAAACTCTATCCGCTACAAATTGCGTGTTTACTGGGATGATTAATTTTCTTCCCTGCATTGCAACTTTTAAGCCTCTTTCGTCGATAAAGCCTGCAATATCAATCATTGCTTGCTCTAATGAGGTTTCGTTCAAGTCAGCATTAGTTGAACTTATGTTTGAAAAAGTTCCCCCTAAAGCAGTTGGGTGTGAAGAGTTTACTAAAGAAACACCATCACCACCAGCAGTTGAGAAAGCATTATTT